ACACAACTTAAAAAAGTCACTGGACGAAATAAACTGAGTAGCGTATTTCATCCAAGGCAAGCTCATTGTTTAAAACGAATCAGCTTTGTTTAAAATAGAAACTTTTAAAATGTCTCTTGAAATTGTCATGGGTCCCATGTTCTCGGGCAAGTCTTCCTACGTACTCTCCTACGTGCGCAAGCACCAGGCTACTGGAATGAAGGTTCTTGTTATGAAGCCCGATATTGATAACCGCTTTTCCAACAAACCTGAAATTGTCACTCACAACGACGACCGGATTTCCTGTGTTACATGGGATGTCTCTAAAGAGCTATACTTGAGCTCTCAGCTCTGTTGCCACAACTACATTGTGTTTGAGGAAGCTCAGTTCTTCAAGGGACTCGCACAAACAGTATATTCTCTTCTGAAAACTGCGAATAGACACATTCTTATTGTGGGTCTGGATGGCGACGCAAACCAGAAGCCCTTCGGCGACATCTTCCAGTGTATTCCCTATGCGACATCTGTCACAAAGTTGAGCGCAATGTGCCTCAAGTGTAAGGACGGGACGCCAGCTCACTACACTGTTCGCAAGGAGGCTTCCGAGTCGCAAGTTGATGTTGGCGGATCCGACAAGTATCTGGCTGTGTGCCTCAAGCACCTGTAAAACGAATAAAATCCGGATTAGTTTTTTGCTTTCAAAATGAACATATTCTTCCTTTCATTAAACCCAGAAGAAGCGGCGATATTACACTGCGACAAGCATGTGGTAAAGATGATTTTGGAGACAGCGCAACTTCTGTATTCGGTTCATTGGGAACTGAAATCGAAAAACTTGCCGGAAAACGCTTACAAAAAGACGCACGTAAATCACCCCTGCAGCAAATGGACCAGAGCCAGCTTGTCAAACTACAAGTGGCTCTGTTCTTTGGGACTTAACTTGTGCCTTGAATACACTTACCGCTACGGCAAAATTCACAAGACCGAGGCGCATATTAAGTGGTTGAGCGAAAACGTACCAACAGAACTTGTTAACATCGGGTTTACCGAACCACCTCAAGCCATGCCCGATGAATACAAGTGCGCAGATTGCGTTTCTGCTTATCGGCTATACTACCGTGAAGCAAAGATGCGGTTCATAACTTATAAGAAAAGAGAACTTCCCAATTTTCTCGTTAATGTGTAATGAGTTCCTGTTCGTCCGGTTCACTTTCTTCATGCAGCAGTAATGGCAGTGACGAACTTTTTGAATTCGTGACAAAGAACGTTCGCAGAGCCGGAAAGCATAAAAAAGCCATGTTTATTTGCGGAGCTGCCGGAACCGGAAAGACGTCCAGTCGCCCAAAGTTCATGAAAGATGCCGGAATCACATCCTCCTACGTTTACTTGAACCCCGACAACCTAGGCGGAAACCAAACCTTGTTAACCGATTTGATGACCAAGTGTATAAAAGAATCATACTCTTTCGTGTTTGATGCTACCTGTCGCAACAAAAACTACATAAGTTCCGTGATGGGCAAGATTCACGAAGCAGGATACAAAATCATTTTATTTATGACTTATGCTTCTTTGGGAACAGCCTTGGATCGCGTAAAGAAACGTCTGACTCAACCCGTTCCTGCCCCCGTAGTTCGCGATATTTACCAACACATGAAGAAGAACGCCGAAACCTATATGAAACTATCTTTTGTTGACGACCTTTATTTATATAATAATGAACACACTTCCAAACTAATTTTTGAGAGAAGCAAGAAGGGAATCCGATGTGTTATGGCAGACGAAGAGTTTTACTTTGATGTTTCCAAGTATTGCCCTTAAATAAATGTATAACTACTTTGTGGAGGTCATGGGAGTAGTAGTTCTTACTTACGGCTCACTGCTAACCGACAGCGACCCCATTGTTATGCCGATTCTTTACTTGGCTCTTTATACGATTGGTAAAGGTTATACCGACGGATTTTTCAATCCTTTGTTCGTGATTTCCAAAGTGGTTCTGGGAAGAATGTCTTTTAACGAAGGCTGGAACTATTTGATTGCCCAGTTGCTAGGTGTTCTGGCTACTATTGTATCGTTTATGCCGGTAAAGACTTTCATGGATGTGATATAGTTAAGTAAGAAATGAGTCTCTGTGTGTGGATTCCGGATGCCAAGCTGCGTGCCGATATGGAGAATCATGTCGATAAGCGGCGGTGGACGGATTCTGGTCTGGACCTATTATGCCCTCAGCACACACTGGATTTTTCCAAGAGCATGCTGGCGGCTGAAATTAAGACGGGAATGCACTTTGCTGCACTTGATTCACTTGGAAAACCGGTTCCGTATCTTCTGATTGTGCGTTCTTCTACAAGCCTGACCCCTCTGCGTCAATCCAATCAGATTGGTCTGGCTGACGCGGGATACCGCGGCGAGCTTATCGCCCGTGTAGATTGTGCCGATCCTGCTTGCTCCGCTTACGAGATTGACTATGGGCGTCGTCTGTTTCAAGTGTGTCAGTACAATTGGCTGCCGTGGAACAACGTTATTTTCGTAAACTCCCTGGAAGAACTTCCTGCGGCTCCGGATTCGCGTGCCGGAGGCGGTTTCGGCTCTACCGGTGTCTAAGAGTTTATGCGCGCGCGCTTCGTAAAACACTCGCGACGTTTTTTATACTCGTCAAACAAGTTTGCTATTAAAACTCGATTTTTTGGATGAGCCATGACAAGATACTTACGCATTTCGGAGTCTGTTAAGTTGGACGGATTGTTACCAACAAAACACTTCACAACTTCACGCAAACGTTCCTCTGCCATTTATGCTATGTTGTAAATTAGTGTTAAAGAGATAGCATCGTGAATTACCGCACCCCAGTATGCCGCATACCATGACGTGTTGAAACCCAAAATCATAGCGGCAATGACTACAAGCGACCGAAGAAAAGTGTTCACTAAAAGGTTCGAGGTCGGGAAGAAAAACGCGTCCATTATTCTTTGAAAACTTTTTCTCGCAGTATGTTATAACATACAATGGGCGGTGGTTTAATGCAGCTCGTGAGCTACGGCGCGCAGGACATCTACATCTCCGGCAATCCCCAGATCACGTTCTGGAAGATCCTCTACAAGCGCCACACGAACTTCGCGGTGGAGTCCATTGAGGTTACCTTCAACGGCCAAGCCGACTTCAACAAGCGCGTGACCGCGATCATCAACCGTAACGCCGATCTGATGTACAAGACCTACGTCCAGGTGACGCTCCCGCAGAAAGGTCTCACTGGCACTGAGGGCTTCCGCTGGGTGAACTACATTGGTCACCGCCTCGTCAAGCAGGTTGAGGTTGAAATCGGCGGTCAGCGCATTGACCGCCAGTATGGCGACTGGATGCAGATCTGGACGCAGCTGGCGACGGATGCGGGCAACGTGGCGGCGCTTGATGAGATTGTTGGCAACTCGCACGACCTCGTGCTCATGAAGCGCGGAACTGGCATTGCGCTCGATGCGACCTGCTCGTCCGACGAGACGACGTCCTCGTGCGTGCCCCGCGCCGGCACGCCTGCGAAGACCCTGTATATCCCCCTCCAGTTCTGGTTCTGCCGCAACCCCGGTGTGGCGATCCCGCTCATTGCGCTGCAGTACCACGAGGTGCGCGTCAACGTGGACTTTGACACGTGGCAGAACTGCCAGTACTACGAGAGCTCGGTGGGCGTGCCCGAATCACTGGCCCAGCTGTCCCTGGCGGCCGCGTCGCTGTATGTTGACTACGTGTACCTCGACACGGAGGAGCGCCGCCGCTTCGCCCAGCAGAGCCACGAGTACCTGATTGAGCAGGTGCAGTACACGGGTGCGGAGAGCATCACGTCCTCGTCGAACAAGATCCAGCTGAACTTTAACCACCCCGTGAAGGAGCTTATGTGGGTGGTGCAGCGCGACTCGTTCGTGGACTGCTCGACCAGTTCGTGGCTTGCCGTGGCTGGTGGACCGCAACCCTTCAACTACTCTGACGACTTCTCGTCCGACGGCATGATCATGTCTCTGCTATCGCAGGCCAATGGTGCCACTGCCAACAACGCCGCCGCCACCAACACGAAGGGGCTTGGTGCCGCCCCTACGTATGCCAGCCAGGGCAACGATAATTCCACGGATACTACGGGTGCCAAAGAGTTCGAGTCTGGCGTTAACTACCTGCTCGCGAAGGTCATCCTGTCGTCCGGTGTGCGCTGCGAGGGCAAGAACCCGGTGGAGGTTGGCAAGCTCCAGCTCAACGGACAGGACCGCTTCACTGAGCGCGAGGGCTCCTACTTCGACCGCGTGCAGCCTTACCAGCACCACAGCCGCACGCCGTCCACGGGTATCAACTGCTACTCGTTCGCCCTGCGCCCCGAGGAGCACCAGCCGTCCGGCACGTGCAACTTCTCGCGCATCGACAAGGCTACGCTGCAGCTGACGGTGTCGCTGAACACGGTGGTCAGCGCCCGCACGGCGCAGGTGCGCGTGTATGCGCTGAACTACAACGTCCTTCGCGTGATGAGCGGCATGGGCGGACTCGCCTACTCCAACTAAAACTTGGAATGTTATCTACCATCTATTTGTGTGGTTGTAATGTCTTATAAATAAAGACTTCTATAAGAAATACAGACGTAATTCTTATTGAAGACATTATAAACACATAAAAAATTTGACTCGATAAAATATTTTGTTTTTTATGTAAGAAAGTATGTAAATGCAGTTTGTAGATGGGATAGCAAGACAAGTTAGGCAAAGAGTTGAAGAAATACAAAAAAAAGGTTTTAAGCCTATAACTGAAGTTCCGGAAGCAGAAACTTATGTTAGTATTATTTCAGATAAAAAGTATCCAAGATCCACTTGTAACTATAGAGATTTAGTATACTTAAATAATAAAGACCTAATAGAAGCTGAAAAAAATTTATATTGCTATAATTCGGCAATCTGTAACAATGACGAAACTAATTATAGGATGTTTTATCGTGCTGGAAAGGAGCCAAAGGGTTATTGTGACAAAATAGCAACTTGTTTGCTGGATTCCGAATTCAAAGTTATTAAGGAAACTAATACATATATCGATTTATATTCTAATTGGGAGGAAAGCGTAAAGACATTGAAGCTAAAAAAGATAGTTCCTTATAAGTTCAAAAATGGAGAACATGTAGAAGACCCAAGAGCGGTAAAATTCAATGGCGCGTGGTTTGTGTTTTACACTGATGGTTGTAAGATTGGCGTTGGAAAGGTTGACTTAAAAACTTGTAAAACTATCTATTCGCATTACTTGACTCCTTTTTTAGAACCGATTCACAAGGAGACAGACGGACGTGAAAAAAACTGGATACCTTTTGTGTCGGATAATAATTTATACGTGATGTATTCAGAAAACCCTAGAACCATATTGACTTATAAAGATACTGGCACAAGCCTTGAATTTGTTAGTTATAAAAAAACAATACATATAACCGATGAATACTGGTACTATGGAAATATTCGCGGAGGAACGCCGCCGGTTGTATATGACAAAGACCATCTCATTTGGTTTTTTCATGCCCAAAAAGAGTTTGAAACTCATATTGGGGCAAGCAGAGTATATATGATCGGTGCTTATGTGTCTAAAAATATATTTCCATTTGATGTAGTTAAAGTTAGCACATCCCCTTTGCTGATTGGGATATCAGCTATGGCAAATCCAAGACTTTCTCTTCAAGACCATGTTGTATTTCCATGCGGAGCTATAAAAATAGACAACGGGTGGAAACTTAGTATGGGAGTAAATGACTACGAAACTGCGTTCTTAGACGTTTATGAACACAATTTTATATGGAAAAAGATAGTAAAACCTTACAATATACTAAAAGCAGCTTCAACTTTGACAGAAAAGAAGAGTGAAATTCTGTCGAATGTCCAGAGTTAACTGCGGATAAAATATAAAAAATAAATCATATCATTATATAAAAATGGATACGTTAGTATCTTTTCAAGATGTAAATTTTTTGATGCATATTCCAGATGAAAAAATGTTTGATTCATTCCCAGGTGGGAATGTTCAAAAGAGTATTTTTAATGAAAAAGTATGGGCAAAAGAAGAAACTTTTATTTTGTCTACGATCACGAACCTTAAAAAAGGAGTTGTTCTTGACATTGGCGCAAATACAGGTTATTTCACTTTCATTGCACTAAGCAAGGGCTGTGAAGTTATTGCCGTTGAAGCAAATAAAATTCACACGCCGTATGTCATGAAAACTATGGCTTTAAATAATTTTGCTATGGAAAAACTTACCCACTATGAAATGTTTGTTTCCTCTTCCAAAGAAGACGCGATGTTTGATGGGTGGTCAGGGCACGAAAAAATATTGAATAGTGGTAATGAGATAGAGCCTGTAAAAACGATCGCCATAAAAGATATATGCGATGAATGTTTATTTTTGAAAGTAGACGTAGAGGGATTTGAACCAGAGGTGATGGAGTCTGCCGGGTCACTAATAACTGAAGGAAAGATTCCTTACATTATGTTTGAAGTTACGTATATTATAAATAATGAAATTGATCCAAAACAGATAGCTATGTTAGAGAATCTAAATAAATACGGATACATATTGTATGAGATTTGTGTTGAGCACCTGTCAAAAATAAACTCAATAAGCAAAAAGGTAAGTGTTTGGAGCTATGAATACTTCAATCATCATAAAAAACACTGTCCTGAACTAAAGACAGCAGGAGCAAACTTACTTGCTATTCATAAAACCGCACTTAATCCGTTTACCAAAGACGATAAACTACTTATCAAATTATTTTGAGTTTTATTTAGCTTTTTGTTAATGTGGAAAGCTACTACACCGTATCATACAGGATACAATGACCTGTATAAAATTTGTGTCAAATAGTTTTTGAAGGTGGAAATATAAATGCCCGACAAGACGCGCCGAGTAATTGGAAGCCGTCGCCTTGTGTGGAACGGTAGTGCCGAAAAGACGAGCGGTGGTCTCCGCAAAGACGATTTGGAGCAGAACAAGTATGGGCGCATCGTGTCAAAGAAGCGGAGCCAAACCATGAAGAACAAGCATTCGGTTTAAAACTTGGATGCTAAGACTAGTATGGACCCTTTGAAAGATAACAAAAGCAAGGTAGAAATTCTGGAAGTCATGGGAAATGACCTGACCGTTGTAAACGCGGCTCGCGTATCGTTTTCCAAAGAAAGTGCCGTGTTTGACGAGAAAGATTCCAAGCTCGTCAAATACCTTGCTACACACAACCACATCAGCCCCTTTTTTCATCCTCAAATTCGCACGCGCCTAAAGATGCCTATATTTGTGGCGCGCGAATGGTTTCGGCACACAGTGGGGTTTGCTCGCAACGAAGTCTCGCGTCGCTACGTGGACACGCTCCCCGAGATCTATGTTCCGACCGAACTTCGCGAGCGCGATAAGAACTTGAAGCAGGGTTCTAAGGAAAACGCTGTAGCAGATAATGCCGAAGTAACCAAGGTTCTCGAAGATTGTCTGACTAGCTCAGTGGGATGTTATCAATCCCTGCTGGATTCAGGTGTGGCTCCCGAGATGGCTCGCCTCGTTCTGCCTCAAACCATGTATACAGAGTTCATTGAAACTGCGTCCCTTTACGCATATGCTCGCCTTTGTAAACTGCGGCTTGACCCTCATGCCCAAAAGGAAATCCAGATGTATGCTGAGGCAATTGGTGTTGAACTACGGAAACACTTTCCAGTTTCGTGGGACGCCTTAATGATTTAGAACGAGCACTCCAAGTTTTAGAAATGCCGGAGTATATCGTGGAGGCGAAGACGGTACAAACTGCCGCGATTCGCACTCTCAAAGAAGCCCTGAAATGCATTCTTGTGGAAATGAGCCTTATTTTCGACAAGAACGGGATTCGTATGGTGGCTATGGACAATACCCGCACCGTTCTAGTCCACCTCCGCCTTTACGCCGAGAAGTTTGAGAAGTTTGCCTATAATCACAATGTGCCCAAGTTCGTGATTGGCGTGAACACTGACCACCTTTACCGCATTGTGCGCACAGCCACGAATGACGACACGATCACCTTTTACGTGGACACCGCGGATCCTAATTCGCTAGGCATCCTGCTTGAAGACGGCGAGAAGAAGCAGGTGACTCGCTACAAGCTCAATTTGCTGGACCGCGACGAGCCCGATATCCAGCTGCCCGACACCGAGTTTTCCACGCACATCACGATGCCTTCTCTAGATTTCCAAAAAATCTGTCGCGACATGACTTTGCTGGGTGCCAAGACGGTGGAAATCAAGAACGTGGGTTCTTCGCTAACTTTTGGGTGCAAGGGTCACTTCGCGTCTCGGACTACGGTCATGGGTGATTCCGAGAACGAGTTCAGCGTTAAGAAGAATACGACCGACGAAATTGTCACTGGCAACTTTTCGCTACCTCACCTAGTGCTTTTTACGAAGTGTACAAACCTATGTAATAACTTAGATATCCACATGAAGAACGATTGGTTCCTGATGATCCGCTACGTGGTAGCGAACCTGGGAGACATCAAGCTATGTTTGATGCCCTGCTCCACTTAAATATGTATTCCGTGGAGCCAATATAAGTATACAGCAAGCTTGGAAAATAGTTCCAGAGCGTAGCAGCAAACCATAATTGTTTCGGCAAGAACTAAGGTGGTCAGAGCGTTGTCCAAGGTGGTTCCAAATATGGAACTAAAGAGTTTGGACAAGTGTTCGGTCGAAGGGGAGTGGGAAATTGTAAGCTTAAGTTCGGCAGCAGTGAAAACGCAGACTTTCAAAAAGATATGCTGGGCCCATACAGAAAACAAGCAAATAAAGGTTATCAGTTGAAACTTCCATGAGGGATATATAGTGTGCGCAAACACAATAGATATTCCAAGAGCCGAAGCAAAAAGAACGTGAACTACAGCTAAGATATGTCCTAACACTTCTCCGTCGCTGGAAATCCAGTTATAGAAAAATGTTACCGAAATTCGTAGCCACTTCTCCAGAAAAGAAATGATTTCTTCTTTTTCCATTATTACTTAGGACGGGACTTGTGGGGCGTATACGTAACGTCATCGCCGAGCTTGAAGTTCTGGATTCCTGGATTCAGATACGCGTTATCCGAAACTGTGGTAGTCGTGTTCCAAATCTTGATGATGGAGAACGGACCCTTGGGGGACAAAGTGATTCCAACTAGTGTTTCCTTGCGATCTAGCAGGAGCTCATTGGAGATACAATGAACCATCATGTCCACGAAGGTGCTATGAATATTAGTGGACTCGATCTTCTTGGACCACGCTCCGCCCGCCTCGTTCTCGGGGGCGTCCCACAGCGGTTTGAATCCGCGGCGCATGAAGAAGAACATACCAGACTCCCAAGCCTCCTTGGAAATGTTGTCCACGATTGACCAGAACTGCTGGGGCGTGGACATGTCGGCGATCTTGATGTAACTTTGGAGCGAGTAGTCCATGCTCGTGGGGTCGTGATACCACAGAATCCACGAGTATTGAAGCTTCTCCATTTCCATTTGTGCCATGTATATGCTTGTGAGAAACGGATTCGTTTTTAACATACTCGAATTAGTGGAGATAATTATAATGGGCTTCACAATCGCACAAGTGTATGAGGCTCGTTTTGGGTCGAAGTTACCCCTTCCTAAATCAGTTCAGGATAACATCGCAAAGTTGAGAATCACGCCCGCAGTCTACAAGCCCGCTCGTCCGCCGCCGAGGCACGTGTCAAGGCACAAGGCTACGATGCCGGAGAACTGGCGTGAGAAGGTTTTGGTGGAGTATGTTCGCAAGGTCAAGGAGTACGACGACCCCGAGTATTACGAGGTCTTTGCGATCCTGAACAAGATCGCGCCGCCCACGCTGGTGGAGCTGAGCACGGAGATTGTTCGGTTCATCAGTGCACGCGACGAGCAGTTTCGGCTGCGCATCGTGACGCTCTTGTTCAACAAGGCGATCAGCGAGAACGTGTTTGCGGCTGTGATGGCTGACTGTGCGGTCAAGCTGGTGGAAAGCGTGCCCGAGGTGCGCGAGGACCTTCATGCACAAGTGGAGATGTTCCCGAAGCTTTACAACATGACCGATACGCTCGTGTTTCCGTCGGTGAGCGAGCCGGGATTTGATGAAAAGGTCATTGCGTGGATGAGGCAGAAGGACAAGCGTCGGGGATTCTCAAAGTTTCTTACACAGCTGTTTGTGCGCGACCTGATCACTGAAAAGATGATTCAGGGCTCGTTGGCGCAGATTGTGGCGGATCTGAATGATACTGCTCGCCAAGCCAAGACTCCGCAGACGGAGGAGAACACTACGCACCTAGTAGACTTTCTCTTCGAGAGCGCAAAGGTTCTGCCGAAGACCGCTCGCGACATTCGCAAGCTGATTTCGGAGTCTTTGGGAAACTTTCTCAAGATTCCGCGCCCAGATCTGCCGAGCCTGTGCATGCGCTCGCGATTCCGAGCCGAGGACGCAGTGAAATGCGTTCAGTAAAAGGTTTTACAAAAAAAAGTCTAATACAAATGGCTCTTCCGTCTGCGAGTGTTATGATGCGCGCTTCGCAAATTGCGATTGACGAAGACAAGCCTATTTACCTCGACTACTTTCGGGATAGCGTAGAAAAGAAGTGTTGTATCGGGGTTCAAGATTCTTCAAAGTTTTTGGTTAAGTCCGATAGCGAGTATACTTCCACGATCCAGAACGTTTTTAAGTGTGAGAACTGTTACATTGTGGCTACCGAGAACAGTCTTTACGTGGTGTCCACTGACATTCCCATTAAGAAGATTCTTTCAACCGGTAGTACCACTTCCCAGTAACGTGCTCTGCATTTTTTGCTAAAAATTCTTTTAGAGCACCTTTGTTGCGAGGTAGGCTTTCCATCCTTTCGTAGTTGTATTCTTCCTTTTCCATGTCAACATCTTTGACATCTTTCGACTTGCGCTTCCTAAAAGGATATAGAGAAAGTTCAGGCGGACCTCGGATGTCGCGCTTATCTTTGACATTGTGAATGAAGTCCTTGACATCAGTTAACAAGCCGTTTTCAATCTCCTGATTGGTCTTTAGCGTATCGGAGCGTCCAAGCCCAATTGAGCCAACAATAGAAGGATTCTTTTCCAGAAAGTCATCGTCAAAACAAGGGTCGTAGTCGCGCCCTTTCAAGCAGGACTTCCTGGTTTTATTACACGACTTAATAACCTTGCCCTTCGTCATTCTGCTTCCGCGGTTGAGTTTGGAAGGGGAAATCAGAGACACGACTTTTAGAGGACTCGTAGTTTTGTACACCTGAATGTCTTTGATACCCTGCCAGTGCTTTGAGATGCCTCCCGTAAATGGATCAAAATAGAAAAACACGCTGTATTGTGGCGGCACACAATACTCTCCGCTTACCTTGACGCCTTGAAAGTCAGACTTCCAATCTTCAACGACGCGAAATAAAAGCGTATTTTTTGGAATGGTTATTAAATCGACCTTTTTCTTCCTGAAGAGAACCATTGTATTTTAAACAGATATAGATTTAACCAAGTAGTATGTTGTTCCCACCCCCACACTACTTGCTTTTTGAGCCTTTGAATGACGTTGAAACACTCAAAGTTTGGGAAGCTTACAAGAAAGAACACGAAAAGTCGTGCGAGTTTTCAGTAGTGGATGCGACGGAAATTAACTCTGTAGATTCCTTTGCGCCCTGGTTCGACAACTGGATATCCCAGGTTCCTGAAAAACGAGGAACTAAATACCGGATTCTGTTGGTTCTTCATTCGGAGTTCCTGACTTTTTCCTGCCAACAAATGCTGCGGCGGTATTTGGAGCAACGTTGTTTCAAGTGCCGCGTCTGGTTTCACGTGGAAGACCCTACGGTTATTCAATCGGCTATTATAAGCAGATGTATCGTAAAACGAATGCCGATTTATATAACCCAGCCTTTAATTAAATAAGTGTACATGGACGTCCGCGTTTTTACGGACGGGGCTTGCTCCAATAACGGCAAAATTGGAGCAAAAGCCTCGTGGGCGTGCTGGTTTCCCGAACACCCAAAACTTTCCAAAGCGGAAAAGGTTGTGGACGAGAAAATGCAAACAAACCAGCGTGGTGAGTTAACAGCCATCTCAAAAGCTGTTGAAACTGCTTTGGTTTCATTTAATCCGGCGGAGACCAATTTGCTAATCTTCACAGACTCAACTTATTCGAAAAACTGCCTGACCCTGTGGCTTCCTAACTGGATTCGCAAGGACTGGAAGAATACGCAGGGAGCAGCCGTAGCACATCGGGACTTGATTGAGAAAACGGCTACATCTTTGAGCAAGTTCAAGTCTTTCACAATTTCCCATGTTAAAGCTCATACCAAAGGTGAAGACGACTTAAGCAAGAACAATGCCGTCGCAGATAAGATGGCGACTGATATCCTGCTAGGTACCCCATCGAATGAAGTAAAGGTAATCAGTAATACGCAGGAAGCTTTTGAGGGGTTTCCTCTTGCTTTGATGGGTCCTCCGATGTCAGAAAACTCGCTGGTTCAGTGGTGTAGGTCAAATCTAGACAAGCTTGATGGCAAGTTTCTCGCCGCTGCTCTTTTGACTACTCTCACAAAAACCCTGAAAGAAAAGGGGTTCAATGTTCAAAAGCAGCGACTTCATCGCTCCAACATGTATCGCCTAGTTTCCAAAAACCATTTAATATCAGAAAAATCTGTAATAATAAAAGAACAATGAGTGTCAAGGCATACTACTTTTGGTCATCAACATGTGGTCCATGTAAGGTAGTCAGACCTGGTATAGAAGAATTAGGGGGGGTTTTTAGCAGTACAGACTTCATTTATGTCAACACTCACGACGATAAGTCGGGTTTTGTGGATGCTTTTAAGATTACGGTGGTTCCCACAATGATAGTTGCGGCTATGGATGGGAAAGGTAAGGTTGTTTACACGGGAAAGCACTCCGGGACGGATATGCTTGGATATTACAGAATTCTGCGCGTCGCTAACCAACAATTGTCGAAGTAATTAGTTCGCCATTTCTGTAAGCGTCGCAGACAAACTGGTCTTCGTCGCTTGGAGGAAACGACTTTTCTACTTTTTCCTTGCCCCCGCTTCTGTCCCTTTCTGCTGCAGATGACTTTACGCCGGGAGTGATAGTAGTTTTTACGTTCTCAAAGCGTTCAGGAGCTCTGCTAGGTAGGCTCTGAGGAGCTGCGGCATTCACGATAGTAAATGAAATGTAGCCGGCTAACATTCCAAGCGCCCAAGCCAGAAGGACCGTGAGCACTGCTCCCCACCCTCCCGGAAACCGCTTGGTGAAGTAGTAATCCTTGAGACAACCCTGGCTCCAAAGAATGAAGGCTTGGAACATAACAACTACAATTGGAAGTAAAGCTAAGCCGATATTTTTGTCGGCGGGGCGCTTTGCGTCTACGAAGTCTGCCAAGATATACATGAACACTGCGGAAGGAAGCACGATTCCTTGGGGAAGGTAGCGAGATTCCAGGAATTCGAACCCGGGAACAAAGCAACCCTTGAAATCCGCGCCGCCTCGTTGACGCCTGCCCCGGTCTCCGCGGTCGCGGTCTCTGCGGTCGCGGTTGTCTGGTCTATGAAGTAGGGGTCTTCCACTGGGTCCCAGAGGAACTCCGGGCGCAAATGACCCAGAATCTGCTTTAGGTGGCTGAGGACCACCTAACGAAGGAACATTGGAAGGTTTTTCTCCGGGTTGAAGGGAACTAAACGAAGGAAGCTCTCCTACTTGTAGCGAAACGTCGCGATTTCCAGTCAGAAAGTCGGCAGCAAGTCCAACGCCAAAATTTACCAGGACAGAGGCAATTCCCACCAGACTCGCAATGGAGTAGCGGAAATCCTGGTTGATGGTGTCCACAATAAATCCAAATAAGATGATAGAGTTGGGTAAGTAAAGAATTAAGTTCTTGAAGAAGTCGGCGATGTGGGAGAAGAGTGAGAACGAGCTTCGGGGAGTAGAGGTGGCAGCAGGAGGGTTCAGTGCAGTCGTAGCAAAATACGTGAGAACTGCAGTAAGAGCTATGCTAATCGGAATGGTCACTCCTGCAGGGGTAAAAAACGAGACAATTGCCACTGAAAAGAATAGACCTATACCGGTGAAAATCCACCATATCTGATCCATATTATTTAAGTAGCAGATACAAATTAATAGAAATGAGTGTCTATGGCTCATCTACTTCGTGGACTGGTCGGTGCTCTGGGGCATTACAAAGCCCAATCAACCTTTCTCAGTCTTCCGCAAAGCCTTGTGACCTACTATGTGAACTCGTCATGGACGACGCCTACATTTCGCAAGCAAATGTGATAATTACCGAGGAAGGTATGATTTTACAAAGTACGTCTAGTTTAGGTTCTTGTAAGTTCAACGGCGAAGGCTACATGTGCCAATCCCTGCTTTTGACCCACCCCAGCCACCACACGATCGAGGACATCCAAGCGGACGCGGAGGTTGTGGCTATTTTCACCAACCCCACCGGAAAGATGCTTTGCGTAAGCTCTTTAGTGCGAGTCAACCCCCACCAAAACAACTCTACTCACTTTTTCAATTCGTTTGTACCTTATGGGAACCCGAGTGTTGCGAGCACTCCCGTGAATCTAGGAGAGAACTGGAGTCTGTCCATGATGGTTCCTCCCACTGGCTCCCATTTTGTTTACGACGGATCGCTGGTTCTTCCTCCCTGTTCTCCTACAACCTGGGTGGTTTTCAAAGCTATGATTAATATTGACTCTAACGACTTTGCTTTATTAGTGAAAAATGTAGTCCCCGGATCTCGTCCCATTCAGGCTCTCGGAGATCGCGAAGTCTTTTTCAACGATATCACACAGCTTCCCGGTGTCCCGTTTCCGCACGATAATAAGACATACATGCGCTGTAAGCGCGTTCCCAGAAAGGGAGAGGATGTCAAACCTGTTGTAACTGCTCCTTTGAGAGAGCAAAAAGCCCTACAAGAATCGCCAAATGCCATCTCCAAGTGGGTGAGTGGAGAAATACATAAAAATGGGATTCTGGCTCTACTAGATGTTATTTTGATGATTTTGGCATTCGGGTTCGGCACTTATTATGCTTGGCGAATGGGCGGAGATCCAAAAAGTTTATTTTTAATTTCGGCTTTTCAAAGTGGTGGACTATCCTTAAGAGATACGTGGCCTTTTTCTATGTTTTTCGGGTCTTGGTTTTCAACTTTTAAGAGTCCTCTCAGTTCCACACCGACATAGATTTATCGCCTCTCTCTCGATCATCATCCTCATTCCAGCAAGTTTCTGCCTGCTTTTCCTGTTCGGCTGCTTCCTCCTCGGCGATGCGCTCCTCAATCGTCTTCTCGCGACGAATCTTGCGAATCTTGGGCTTGACCTCCGTCCAGCCTTCGTCCGTAGAAGTCCGCTCTACATGAGCCTCTTCCTCCTCGTACTCTTCATCGGGCTCCACGTAACGACGCTGGTTTGTAAAGCGGGGCAGACGGAACTCCGTGAAGCTCTCCGTCTGCTGAGCGATTTTCTCAATCTCCTCTGCATCCTTCCACTCGGTCGCCATAATCGCAAAGGACTTCTTGCCCGTCCACTTGTTTTCAGCCGCTGCAGTATTCACTAGTTGGGGAAAGGCGTGGTCGCTGTTAACATCGGGCAGGGCAGGAGGAGCCTCTACCGGCTCCGGTTCGGGAGCTCGGTAGCGCGGCGGGTTCCGGCGTCCGCTCCGGTAAGGAACAGATGGCGGCGCAGCAGGGGGATTACGCAGGTGGGGAGGAACATACTTACTCGCCATTTTGTGTGTAGTATTCCCTTATTTTCATGCTCAAATCCGTTTTTCAAAACCGAAAACGAATTACACACATTCAGCAACCGATAACTATCAATAGAATGGTGCTGGCTATCTCAATCTCGATAGCTGGTTCGGTTTCCGAGCTGACGATTCCTCCCAAGACGACAGACGTGCTTGAGTGGATTCGCAAGAAGTATAAGAATGTGGGAATTCAGTTTCAAGGGAAGATTGGAGATCCTCTCAAAGAGACCAATTGGCTTTCCGTATTTGCCTGCCCTTCAGATGATGATGAAAACATTAACCAACACACCCTGCCTTCTCCTTTCAATGAAGAGAATTATGCGGGTCCCATTGTAATTCTTTCTTCTGAGTCAGAGGAACAGGACGAGTATGATGCTCCCGCTTCTGCTTACGTAAACTTGAAGCCGGACCACTACGAAACCTTATATCAGGAGTGGACGTTTGCCGAGGACGAAGATGATGATGACCAAGTAGATGAGGAAGAAGGGGATGATGGCGAGGTAGAGGTCGTTGGCGAAGATGACGACGACGACGAAGAGGAAGTGGTTCGCCCCATGTATACTTCAAAGCCGATTCAGATTCGCTCCGAGAACGTATTTGTAGAGTGCGCGATTCGCGAGAAAATTACGCAAAACTTTAATGAAGTCTTGGGCGACGAAGAGCTTGCGCATCAGCTTGAAGAGTCTTTGCTTCACGTGGTCAGCGACCAAGCAATCAAGGAAAATATGGACATCAACTGGAGCAATCGCGTGTTTTGGAACATGTATTGTAGCCGAGCCATTTCTCTGTATGAGAACTTGCGGGGCGCAGACAGCTACGTCAGGAACGAAGAGAACTGGCTGACGCGCCTCAAGAGTGGCGACATTCCGGTCCGCGCGTTTGCCGAAATGTCTCCCGTAGACTTGTGTCCGGTGCGATGGAAGGCGGCTATTGAAAAGATCATTGCGAGTGAGAAGAAGCTGTATTCCAAGAACGAGAGTGCCTCCATCTTCATGTGGTGCTCGGCATGTAAGAAGAAGACCAAGTGCGACTACTATCAAATGCAGACTCGCTCAGCCGACGAGCCGATGACCACCTTCGTGAATTGCCTGGAGTGCGACAAGAAGTGGAAGTTCTAGCGATTCCGGCGTGTCTTCTTGTAGCAATTCTTGTAGGGGCGGCACGAGGCTTTTTGGGTGAATCCCATTTTTCCGCAAGGAGTCTTCTTGCAGTAAGACTTCTTGAAGCGACGGGGAAACTTGTAGGCGGGCATATTATTTACATTTAAGGATATTCTATTACCTAATGACCGATTCAGTGAAAGGGTTTTTGCTTGTAGTAGTTGCTATAGGGAGCATTATGTTCAATGTTATGATGTTTCTATGATGAAGGGGTTGTATCTTGCGCGATAGTTACCTGCTTAGTGGGTTTTACGGGTGGCGCAGGTTTAGTAGATTTTATCGGGGGAATAGTTATGGTGATTTGTCTGGGAGTTTGAGAGCCGGAAACTCCTGACGGCGTAGCCATCTCCGCAGAATAAACGAAGATGGGGTCCAGTCCGTTAGTGATCTCGGGCTTCTTGACGTCGGGAGTGCTTTCTCCAAAGTTCTTCTTGAACTCGTTGATGATTGGATCCGGGATTTGAGGACTCGTTTCCTGAAGGCGATCGCACTGATCGCGAACCACCTTGAGCATATCTTTGGCTGCGATACGCTCTCCGCGGGGCATGGCCAGTTCAATCATGATGAAGCGATACACTTTTTCGTAGGTCATGGCGGCGATGCGATGGGACTCTGAGCGCTTGGCCCAGCCAAAGTAGCTTGACACAGTGTTTAAGACTCCGACAGATAAGCTTACTACGCCAATCGCAATACTGGCAGTCTGGGGGTCATTGAACAAACTTTGGGAGCCGATAGATGCAGAGCCGGCGACCGTGGACATGACGATGACGGGTAGGGAAATGTAGGTGCTCAGCTTGGAAAACATCTTTTGCGACTTGGAGTGGAGCCATGAAAAGCATAGGCACCGCTCTCCTTCGTCGGCCAGAACGCGTTCAAGCTGGGAGTGCCAACTGATATCACCGCCTTCGTCCATTCTTTATTTTTAACACATAAAAGTAATGGTCTGGGTGTATGAAGCCCCCTTGAAGAAAAATGAGCAACAACTTCAAAGAGACCTAAGTAGAGCCCTGAAAAAAGAAGCTGAAAAGGTAGTTAAGTTCTTGAGTCTGATAGACTTTTTGAACAAACAGAAGTTCAAGTCCCCTAAAAAGTTGCGGGAGTCGGCGTTTTATGACGCAAAGAAGACGCGTCCGATTTTCAGCGAGGAGCAAGCCGAGATGCTGGTGGGGACGATGAAAGGAGGTCTCAAAGGTAAGCCGCCGCACGAGATAGTGGTCGATGCGAACAAGTCTAGTTACCCTATGACCGAGTACATTATTGATACAGCTGCTTCTACCGCAACCAAGTTTGACCCCACGCCTATTTCAGCCACCATCGGCAAGGTCTTTGGGTTCATAAAAAGTCCCATAAAGTTTGCCGAAGGCACCCCTTTCGGACCTGTGGTGGAAATAGGAATTGGATTCGTTCACACCGCTTCTGAAATCGGGGTCACTTTACTGAATAGTATTGGTCCAGCTGTAGGAGGACCGGTGGGCATGGCAGTGGTTCTTCCTATTACAATGTTTATTGCTCTGAGTTCGTCTGCTTTGGCAGTAGCTGAAGGAGACTTAGGGCAGGCGGTGGTTCACGTAGTCAATGCATTGCCGGTAGTGGGTCAGCCTCTAGTAAAGTTTATTACGAAGGGCGAAAGCATGAACCGTCGTGTCCAGCGAATGAGCGCGAGGGTCAAGAGAATTCCGTTCATAGGTGAAACGCTAGCAAACATTAGTCCAAGGGTAGGAGGACGAACAAGAAGACGCCGGCTCTATTAATTTTGCGTTTGACTAAGTAATGAAAGGTGGTTGGTCGTTTTTTCGCTGGCTGTTTGGGTTGAAAAAAGCAGAAAAGAAGGTTGAGAAAGCTGTTAATGCCGCAAAAGTTGCGGAACAGAAGGCGGAAGTGGCTCAACAAAAAGCAGAGGATGTTGCTGCGAGACCGGCTCCTTTGACGGACGATAGTAGGGCTCGAATTAGAGCCAAAGCGAAGATGTTAGGCGATAAACAGAGAGCAAAAGAAAAGGCGGACGCGGAAGTACTTGCGGCTGCAAAGGCTGCCGAAGTTGCCGCAAAAGCCGAGCTTGAATTAGAACGGGAAAAGCGAGAAGGGGCTGAAAAAATAGAGAAGCTTGTTGTTGAAAACCCCGATGAAGCTAATAAAGCCATGCGCGAAAAAATGGCGAGTGCTCTGGTTACTTTGAAAAGAAAGATGGGTAAAAAGGGGGGCAAGAAAGGGTCTAAAACGAAGCGTCGTCATAGAAGATAAATGGCAGACGCTACGGATAAAGTGCGGGACTCGCTAAAAGAGTGGGTTGCTTTTGACGACGAGGAGCGCGAGCTCCGTCGCCGAATCAAAGAACTCAAGGATAAAAAGGCTCGCAACACCGAGAGCATCCTGGCTTTTATGCGCGACAACTCGGTAGACAACTTTTCGCTCGAAGGAAATGGTGTAGGAAACGTTTCCCGCTCGATTCGCACGTCTCGCCCGGCTCTCCGTCGCAACGTAATTCGCACCCAACTCCTGATTCAGTTTGCCGACCAACCGCAGCGGGTCGCTGAGGTTTTGCGGGCTATTGAGGGTATTCCGGAGGGAGTCGAGGATATGTCGGTGGGCGGAACGCAGCGCGAGCTTCTGGTTCGCCACATTCCACGCACTAAAACTACGATGGCAGTGACAACTTAGAGAGCGCGTCTTTGGCGGCAAGCTGCTCCGCCTGCTTCTTGATGTTCGAAGTTCCAGTTCCCATTCTGCGCCCTTTCGGGTCCACAGCCGCCATCGTATAGATGCCGTCTGTAGAAGACAGGATTGCGTAAGTGGGCGTGCAGTGAAAGTTGGATTGACAAAAGCGCTGGAATTGCTCCTTGAAGTTGCGATTATTAAGCAAGATTTTGGGAATGTCGATGTATTGCTCGACCAGTGAAATGACAAACTTGTACACTGTTCGAAAATCGTTGCCGCAATCTGTCCAGAGAGCGCCAATGAAGGCTTCCAAGATGTCGCCCAGTTTTTTAGGGTTGGCACGCCCATTACAAGCGTCCTCGTTATGACGCGAAATGATGTAGAACCTATCCAAACCAATTTTGAGGCTTAGTGTTCCCAAGGTTTCATTGCACACAATCTCTTTTTTCAAGTCGGTCATGAACCCTTCCTGCTCGGTTGGGAAGCGTCTCATCAAGTAAGTGGATACGCTGGCACCTAAAATGGTGTCGCCTAAATGCTCGAGACGCTCATAGGATTCGTCAAATAGTTCCAGGCAGTTCGGAGGCCGATTGGCGAGCTCAATGATTTCGCCAGTGGGACTCGTGTATTCTTTGCGTTTGACGTAGGAGGAGTGGACCATAGCTTTTTGGTACAACTCAATGCTCGAGGGAACAAAAGAGCAATTATGTTTCTGGAGAATCGCTTGAACGTCTTTTGAGGCGATCAAGCGATTCTTGGAATTGAAGGGATTGTAAAGCATCTTACTTATTAAGTCTTAGTCTGCGTTTAGTTCGTTTTTTTGAACGCCCTCCTAAATTGAATCCTTCTTGGGAAGACGGAGGAGACATAATATTGGTTAGCATGGGTTGGTAAGGCTCGGGAGTTTCGTATGATATTGGTATTGATGGCAGGGGCGGAAGACTTTCGGGTGCCGGGACGGGTGCCGGGACGGGTACCGGGACGGGTGCCGGGGCGCGAGCAGGACGTTCGGCAGAACGAGGATTCTGGCGGTATGCCCTGGAATACGGGTTCTCTTCTTCTATGCGACGTAATGTCTTTTTCACGGGGGTTTTCTTAGGTTTCATGCGTTTGAGGATCCTGTATTCCGATAAAAGACGACCCATCAAGTTTGTGGTGTTTTCGTCGTTGACGCAGTTCTTGAATCCTGCTAAGAGTATGGCGTGATAGTTTCCTCTCTTTCGGTAAATGTGAGTCAAGATTGGGTCTACAATAGTTTCCTTTATTACCCGATTTCTTATTTCCACTGGGGCTTGGGGGACGCAGGCTTTCTCGGGACTCGTTATTTCTTCTAAGATTTCGGAAACGTTTTCGTTATTGAAAACAAAGTCGGGAACTCCTTGAGCACTCTTGATCGTTTTCAAAAATGACTTTCCGGATTTTATGCTATTACAGCAATTGTGAGCCCACTTGTATTCAAGCATCATGTCCTGGTCTGCGTCAAATCCCGAACGCCAAAGCTTTAGAAAAAACACGCCTTGGGCAACAGGCAGTACGTGGTCGCAAATGGGTTTTAGTTCATCGGTTTCCGAAAACGCAGTTCCGCAAATGTAACAATTAGGTGCTACAGCTCCAATCGTATTGAAGCACTGAACTGAAGCTTCTCCTTGATCCCACAATACCCGGGCTCTTACATCAAAAATATTGGAAAAAATTGCCTGGAACATTAGGCTCGCGAATCGGGATGATGTAGGATCTACCTTTTTAAGTTTTTCGGGAAGAGCGGCATAATCAGAAGCCCCCAAGATATTGCGAATAATTTCAGAAGGGTCTTTCGTGAACTTGATAAGTTTTTTGGCGTGTGGTTTAGCTTTAGATTTCAGTTTCTTGAACTTGTGGCTTGCACCTCCTGATATTTCGGCTCCGAGCGGAGGAAAGATTCCAGTTTCCACAAGTTCATCAATGTTCTCTTGAACGAGGGTCTTGTCCACCTGACTAAAATACTTCATGATGAGTTTTTGGACTTCTGGTCTTTCCACGTCAAAAATTAGATCAAAAAAGATGTCTACTGCTTCATTGTTTTCTGGTTCTGGCAAAGACACCACTTTATTGTTTTCCGGTTCAACTTTTTGTTTGTGGTTGTTTATTGCGACTTGGAGCTCTTTTATGTCAGCGCCCAAGTCGTATTTTTCAGCAGCAACCCTGCCTCCCACTAACATTATTAGTTCTCAATACTCTTTTTAGTCTTCGTGAACTGTGCGACTAAAAGCAAACTCGTCCGACACCAGCTTCTTGCTCTGCTCCTTTACAATAAAATCTATGCACGACTCGGCGCCCGGAAACTCGTGATTGTCAAAGTAAGAAATAACGAGCTCAGCCAGATCCTTTTTCGAAAGTCCCCACGGCTTCTTCCAGCCAGGACGCTGAATCTTGATAGACGAATTGTCGTCATTGATGCGTAGCTCAGAAACCTCATTGAACTGAGGCTGCTTCACAATCTCGCCAAGCTCAATTTCTAGAGAGCGGCGCTCTTGGCGCAAGTCGTATATCTGGCTATTAAGGTTGCGCAGCTTGTTGTCCACATCGCGATAGGTGCGAATACAGAGCTTAAGATTGTCCATGTTTTTGTATAGAACTCTACGCAAATAACAAATTCCGTTTTCTACATAAGGATGGATTCTCGGGAAATAGAGAATTTGAGAAAGGTTTATAACCGAGAACACTCTAGTGAACCCCCCATTCCGAAGGATGAAGCAAAGAAGGTCTGGAAATCAATTCAGAAACGTTTGTCCAAAAAGTGTCCGGGTGGTATTCCCCAGTGCGTATTGAACTCCATGATCGTGAAGCCTGGCGCGCCTGTTTCTTGGGAGACTGATCCTACAGAGTGGCTATCTTCCTCAGACATAGACAAGCTGGAAAACCAATATGCCAAGGTTTTTTCCGAATACAAGTATCTGGGCTGTATCCCCATGGACTTTGACAAACAATCATCCCTGGGAACCTGCTTGGTTGATTCGCTCTGTTCCCTAAATATCGGCGATATCTATCAGGACGGCTACAAGAGTATAGGCATAGTGTTTAACACGGATGTCAGCACGGGACCGGGTCAGCACTGGATTGCGGTGTTTTGCGATATTTCGCCCGATCTAGAGTACCCCCGCATGACCTACTTTGATTCGTACGCCCACGCTCCTGAACCCGAAATCAAGAGGCTCATGTCCCGGTGGAAACAGCAGTGGGATTCTCTGAAAACTCACGAGAAGGGAATGGTTCTTTCTTACAACAAGACTCGGCACCAATACCAAGACTCTGAGTGCGGAATGTATTGCCTATATTTTCACTACTGCTGTCTGATGGGGCTGCCGATGAACAAACGTGTTCCGGACGAGTTTGTAAGGTGGATGCGGGGGTCGTTATTTCGTGTTGGTAAGAAATAATGGAGTCTGTGGTTCCTCCGTGGGCCCAATACGGCTTAATACTTGTTTTTGTCGTTTCCATAGCTTACGCCTTATGGGGAGCTACCCGCCCTTCTCGCGAAAAAGCTTTAGCCAAAGCCGAGCCGATTTTCAAAACTTATCCCAAGGTGACTCGCCTGGCTCCCCTAGGATGTCCCCAACCTTCTACCTACAGACTATGCGATTACTACGTGGCTTCGTCTTCTTACTCAGTGTTTCCCGGCTCCGAAATTTATGACTACATTTCCGACTCTATCCTGCCCTTAGTCATCAAAGCCGGACCGCGCATGGTAGAATTAGATATTTACGCCGACGAGGACAAGAAGCCGGTAGTAGGACTTAAGAACCAGAAATTAGGAACCGATTACGCTTTTAACACCGTGCCTTTCCAAGCCTGCTGTATTTCTATTGCCAACAACGCCTTCAATAGCATAGTAAGTCCTGTGTCGAGCGACCCTTTTATCTTGAGCTTGGTGTTCCACACCAACATTTCCACAACTATCAATGCCTGTGCTGAAATCCTGAAAACGACCTGTCGTCCTTATCTTTTTGACTATAACTATGGATACCAACGCCGCAATCTTGCAATTGAGCCCGTGTGTAATCTCCAGAACAAGATTATTGTGGTGTCGGGTAAGGAAGTTGAGGGAACCATGATGGAAGAGATGGTCAATTTGTCGTGGGCAACTGCCAACCTGCGTCGCCTGACCTATACCCAGGCTGCCCAAACATATGATAGCGAAGAGCTTATTGAATTCAATCGCGACAATGTCACCATGGTAGTCCCCGATGCCAGCACGGACTTGGTGAACTATAATCCGGAAATATTGTTCACGTATGGCTGCCAGTGGAACATGATGTCCTATGGATCGCCCGACAGCATGATGGAATTGTATATAGGTCACTTCCAGGAGAACAGTTTGGTGATTAAGCCCCAAGCCCTGCGAGCCAAAAAGCCCCCGCAACTGAAAACTCCGACTATGCCCGACCCCGTTGTGTCGTTCCAACCCATGCAGCAAATCACGCCCATCTACAACATCACCGTTTGAGCATAAAATCTCGGTGAAAAGTAAATGGCGAACCCCTGGCTCACGCACGTAAAGTCCACGATGGCGAGCATGAAGAAGGACGGCACCTACAAGAAGGGCGATGGGCTCAAGAAGGTGATTATGGAGGCGAAGAAGACGTATGGCGGGTCCTCGGGAGGCAAGAAGACCCAGCGTCGCAAGACTCGCCATCGCAAGACTCGGCGTCGCCAGCATTAAAAAAATTGAGTATAGTTAACATATAAAGGAAATGGGCGGTGGTCTGTTACAACTTGTCGCATATGGAGCTCAGGACGCGTACATCTCCGGCAATCCCCAGATCACCTTCTTCAAGGGGCTTTACAAGCGCCACACGAACTTCGCGATGGAGCCTTTCCGCGTCAACTTCGCTGGACAGTCCGCGTGGGGAACCAAGCAGTCCGCAACCATGGGACGCCACGCCGACCTGATGTATTCCACCTACCTCGAGGTCGTGCTGGCAAGTGGCTACTACAATAATAGTTCGAATCGTCTTGGTTACAACCTGCTGAAGTATGCCGAGCTAGAAATTGGCGGACAGCTGATCGATCGTCTCTACGGCGAGTTCCTCTTCCTGTGGGACTCTCTGACGCTCAGTCAAGACAAGAAAAACAATGCATATTACATGGTTGGCGGAGGGGCGGAAGAAGGTCCCCAAACAATGGGCGGTCTCAACACGTGCTACGCTAACGGACACGATGGTCTGCCCACCACTATTCTTTACATCCCCCTCTACTTTTACTACACGCGCAACCCCGGCGCGGCTCTGCCTCTTATCGCACTTCAGTACCACGAAGTCAAGATTAATCTGCTGTGGAACAAGGCGGAGTTTATTGCTGGCGACTTTAACAATGCTTCGTCACTCCGCACACCGATCCAGGCTGCCATCTATGTGGACTACATCTACCTGGACACCGAGGAGCGTCGCCGCATGGCCCAGCAAAGCCACGAGTACCTGATTGAGCAGACCCAGTATAACGAGGACAAGGGCATTTCCTCCTATAACAACCGCATTGACCTGACTTTCAACCACCCTGTCAAGGAACTCATCTGGGTGGTTCAGCCCTCTTACTATACGCAGTGCGACATTGCCAAAAAATTTGGCCGGAGCGTTTTATATCCGTTTTTGTATAGTGGATCACCAGTTTACGAGCAATATATCCAGATTAATGGACAGGATCGTATGGCGAAGCGCTATGGCTCGTACTTCAACCAGGTTCAGCAGTTTCAGCACCACACCGGGGCTACTAGCCAAGGCGGCATCTACTGTTATTCGTTCGCGCTGCGCCCCGAGGAGCACCAGCCTTCCGGCACCTGCAACTTCTCGCGCATCGACACGGCTACCATCGTGATGACAATCTCAGGCGGCGCTAATACCGAAGAGTCGACCGATAATACCAGGGACGTCCGCGTCTACGCTATCAACTACAACATCCTGCGCGTCATGAGCGGCATGGGCGGGCTCGCGTTCAGCAACTAAACACTAAGCTGATATAATATAAATGGTCGATGTAATCATCGGGACCATTCATATTATTTTTTCATTTGCGATTTCCATATATTCTCTGTGGCGACGCCCTTCCTATGACTTTCTTTACCTGCTTTACTTCCTGCTCCTAAACATTTCCTGGATTCTGATGAAGAACGAGTGTGCCGTATCCTACCTTATCAAAACTTTGGAAGACGATTCCTATAAGCTCGGCGAGAATCTTGAGGTTGAAGACTACCAATCAGTTCTGGGAAGCAAGGGGGCTTCCGCTTTCCTGAACTTTATTTTGTTTATGTACGCTTTCAACGTCATGTTTGTTCTGCTAAGAGGACAGCTTCCAGCTAAGGTAAAAATGTTTGTTCTTGCTTCTTTGGTGTCTTACTTGGTCTACATTTTTTCACTAAGGAGTCAGCTTTCTTTAGAGGCAAAAGACACGATTGGTCAGTTTCATTTGCTCATAAGTTTTGTTACTTTGCTGAAGCTACCATTCCATTAGCACGTCCTCCATGCGACACGCGGAATCCTCCTTCTTCTCTTCTTCCTCGACGCGAGCGTTGGCAGCTGCCAAGTCTGCTGCGAAGACTGAAACATCCTCCTCGGAACCTTCTGGCAACTTGGTCTCGTCAACCAGAATGTCCACAAAGCCAGTTCCGCAAGGAGGCTTCTGCCCGAACATGATGTTGGCCGAGACGCCGCGCATCGTGTCCATTTCGCCCGTCAGCGCCGCATTAAAGAGGTGCTTGGCCGTCTCCTCGAACGAAGAGCGAGCAAGAATCTCACTTTCGGACTTGGTCATGCCGAAGCGGTCAGCCTGAAGAATCATGCCCGGAAACGTCATGGTGTCAATAAGCGTAATCATGTGGTGGTAGTTGACGTACTCGGCGCTGAATACCTCCATGAACTCTTCGTAAAGCATGACGCGAGCCGTCTCAATCCCAAACACCTCCATGATTTCGTGGACGTCATTAGAGAACGAGCGGAAGGGGTCGGTGTTGGGGATGCGGGACAGGTCTAGCAGGTTAGTGCCTTCTACGTCGAGGACATACTGCTTGGGGGCTACGTATCCGCCCACAGCCTCATCATACAGGAGCTCCTTGGCAATTTCGCGGGGGAACACGCGACCCACACCGTCCACGCCGGTAATGACAGTGTCCAGAAGCTTCTCTTCAATGAAGCGGAGCGACAGGGCGTTTTTTATGGTGTCGGTGCCGAAGACTAGGCGCATAACCATCTTGCCGGGCGAATTGGTATCGGAGTGCACGCAGGAAAGCACGCGAAGAACCTTGTTGTTTTCCAGACTCACGGCGATCTTGGTCATATCAACCACGTTGCGAGCAGCCATCTCCATCGTGTCAAACTCCAGCCGCATAATCCAGGGCGATGCGCAATTGTTCCCCTGCGTAATAGAGAACTTCTCGTAGGAACGCAGGATCTCGCGGTCGTCCTGGACCACCGAGTCGGAACTCAGGGGATTGGGATCGTAATAGATGCGGACGGACTTGGTGATGTCGCGCACGGTAGTTTTCTGAATCTCCTTCATCTTTGAAATGGCGGCGTCCTGCGACCCGGAAATTGAAGGGTCCAAATACACCACGTTGCCGGGATTCTTGGGGTTGTGGGAGACAGACAGGAGCTCAATGATACGCGGCACTCCCTGCGTCGCGTTCGCCTTGGCGGTTCCGGCTGAGTGGAAAGTGTTCAGAGTGAGCTGGGTCGTCGGCTCGCCAATGGACTGGGCAGCCAGCGTTCCAACCATCTCGCCCGCGTGGACACACGCCTTGATGTACTTGAACTGAATCTCACGCATCACCTCGTCAAACGTTTCCTTTGAGAACCGCAGGCTGATAATAGACTTCTTGGGAGCCAGGTAGAATCGAAGCAGGATGTGGAACACGATGTTGTGGCGCATCCAGGGCTGGTTACAGAGCTTTTCTAGTTCAGCGACCACATAGGATGGGGTAAGCGCGGTCTTGGTCGCATACGGATTGTTGTAGCGTTCCACGATGCGCTTGAGGTGGACGGGGCACCGCACCTCGTCCGTCTTGTTGAAGCGGAACACGTCGCGCACCAGCAGGTCGCGGTCCTTCAAGATTTGGTCTACGAGATCGGGGGCATCCACAATTTCGCCGGAGCACACGGACTTGAAGTCGTCTACCGAGGCGGCAAAGTCTTTGTAGATCGCCTCCATGGTCATGGTGCCGAGCAGGCAAGGCTGGACTTCCACGCAGACGCTGTCAATGCCGTCGCCGCCATACCTGAACTGGACTATGGACCCGTTCACGTTGCGCACCGTGCCGTCGTATTCTACGTGAAGGTCCTCCATGGTTTTCACGAGCTTGCGCTGAATGTAGCCGGAGTCCGAAGTCTTTACTGCAGTGTCAATCAGACCTTCGCGACCACCCATCGCGTGGAAGAAGAACTCTGCGGGGCGAATGCCGTTGATGAACGAGTTTTCTACAAAGCCGCGCGATTCCATGCCGTCGTCAAAGCGAGCGAAGTGAGGCAGGGTGCGGTCCTGAAGCGTGTACTGGATACGGCGACCCCCGATCAGCTGCTGCCCAAGCAGCGCAGCCATCTGCGTGATGTTCAGCTCCGACCCTTTAGAGCCCGAATCTACCATCTGTCGCATGCGGTTATCAGCCGGCAGGCTCTTCATCAGTTGACTGGAAATTGTGCCGCTGACTTCTTTTAGGCTATTGCTGATCTTGTTCTCGAGCTCCTCGCCATCCGGACGCCCCGAGTTGTTCAGGAACGTGCCCGAGTGAACGCTGGACATGATGTCCGATACTTTGCGATGAGCTTCGCTTAGAGCGTTCTTGATGACTTCTTCCGTCTCCGCGTTGGCAATAAGGTCAGAGGGACCCACCGAGAAGCCGGTAAACAGGTTAAATTTGGTGACAATGTTCTGGATGTCGTTGATGAGTTGACCTGCGCGCTTGGGTCCGAAGTCGTTATAAACTACGTGGAGAATGCCCTCTGAAGCCGCACCGAAAGCACCCTTCTTAAGTTCGCCCTTTATGAGTTTGCCATCCTTCAGGGTAATGCGCCCATTGAAATCCATCAGCGGAAACACCGAGGAGAAGATTTCCTGTCCGGTAAGGGGTTGGTTGGTGCGTTTGTATGAGGACAGCGGCTTCTTCATGCGAGCCATGATGTTCATCGCGATGTGTTCGGGCACTCGTACGTGCGGCTTGCCGATGCGATAGGTTCCCGTCATCGTGTCTTGGAAGAGCTGGATGATAGGCGAGCCGGTGCGTGGCGAAATGATTTGGCGAAGCACCGAAGCAAGATACTTTAGTTCCATCGCCGACGCGATACTTTGGGGGACGTGCATGTTCATCTCGTCGCCGTCAAAGTCTGCGTTGTAAGGTCGGGTAGCAGAAACGTTGAGGCGGAAGGTGGAGTAAGGCAGCACTTTGATGCGGTGGCACTCCATAGAGCCCTTGTGAAGCGAAGGTTGGCGGTTAAACAGCACCACGTCGCCATCCACCAGGTGCCGATGAACGATGTCGCCCTCCTTGATATCAATTGTGTCGGGATTCACGAACTTGAGACTTAGGGAGCGATTGTCCTCCTTGAGAAACACCGACTTGGCGCCGGGGTATTTAGAAGGTCCGTTGCGAATGCTGTTGAGAAGGCGATCGCGATTGAAGCCAGTCACAATTTCGGGGAAAGTAAGGTTCATCGCGATTTCTTCCGGAACGCCCAGCTCATCCACGTCAATGTTGGCATCGGGCGTAATAACCGAGCGGGCGCTGAAGTCCACGCGCTTGCCCATCAGATTACCGCGCACGCGACCCGTCTTGGCGCCCAGACGAGACTTCAGCGTTTTCAAAGGGCGACCGGAGCGCTGGGCTGAGGGGGCAATGCCCTTGATGTCGTTGTCCACATAGGTCGCCACGTCGTGCTGGAGCAGTTCACTGAAGTTATCAATGATGTCGGCGGACGCACCCTTATCAATTTTTTCGCGCAGGCGCTGGTTGTTGCGCACGATGTCAATAAGTTTGTGCGTCAAGTCATCCTCCATGCGCTGATTGTCCTCCATGATTACGGAGGGGCGCACCGTAAGAGGAGGCACGGCGAGCACGGTACAAATCATCCAGTCGGGGCGACTGAACTTTGAGCTGAAGCCAATGAGGTCCACGTGGCGCGCGGAAATGCGCTGGAAGCAACGCAGGACCATCTCGGGCTGGAGGGGAATCGGCTCGGCGTCCTCGTCATACGTGAAAGCGCGCAGACGAGCCACTGTCATCTCCTCCTTGTCCACCTTTTTTACAAGTGGGGTGGCGCAGTGGGGGCACGTAGACGCAGACTTGAGTTCCTTAGTCTTGTAGGACGCCGACTTGTCGCGCACGGCATTAAAGCGGGCGATTCCGTAAGTTGTGGACTCGATCTTTTCCAGCTCTTCGTCAGGCAGATAGGGATTGCTGCAATTCAGGCAGACGATGGATAAAATCTTCATGATTTCGTTGATGAACTGGTAAAGGTAGACGGGGCGCGCGAGCTGAATGTGTCCGAAATGTCCCGGGCATAGCAGATTAGTCTGCTTACACGTGGTGCACACTGCCCCGTTCTCGATCACGCCGAAGCGCCGGTCAAATACGCCTCCTGACACCGGTTGGTTGGCTTGGTAGGTCTTGTCGGTAATGACTTCCACCACGCTGCGAGTGAGAATCTCAGCCGGGTTCGCGATACCGAACTGGACTCCAATGACAGTGTCGCCCATTCTTGTAATTATAATGTATTCTGTTTAGACTTGAATGTTCCATTTTCACCCTGCGACATTCATACTAAGGGTCCAAAACTCGTCATCATTCAAAACAGCCGCGACCATTTCGCTGGAAAAGTAGTTGTAAAGACTCATCGTCCACGCTCCGAACTCGGGACCCAGTCTCTGCTTGAACTTTGCTTTGTCCTTGATTTTCATGCGCTTAATATCGTGAAAGACGCGGTGACAAACTTGTTCGGTCTTGTGGTGGTCGGCACTTTCGTCTTTGAGTCTGCGAACTTTAGAATACCACTCCTCCATTTCTTATTATATTAGAATAATGAGCCTCCGCTTGAAAACCCTGCGGCGCTCGCACAAAAAAGAGAAGAAGTGGGACGCTGTCTTTGAAAAGAACGGGCGCGAGAAGGTCGTTTCGTTCGGACAAAAAGGATATTCCGACTACACAAAACACAAAAACAAGACTCGCAAGCAGCGTTATTTAAAGCGGCATGCGGGCATGGGCGAGCACTGGACGCAGCCCGACACCCCCGGTGCTTTGGCAAAGTGGATTCTGTGGAACAAACCCACCTTTAAAGCAAGCGTGGCTGACTTTAAGAAAAGATTCAATCTATAGTTTAGACGCACCAAAAGTAGTAAGGTCAGTAGCTTACCGGAGCGGTCAAACGGGGGGGACTTAAGATCCCCTGGCTTAGCCTTCGTGGGTTCGAATCCCACAGCTACTACCGGCGATATCGTCTAACGGTTAGGATAGAGGGCTTTCATCCCTTTGGCCCGGGTTCAACTCCCGGTATCGTCACGGAACAACGACCAAGCCTCCCCGCGGCTGTTCTGGAAATTGCTTTCCGTGAAAAGCAAGCCAATTGGTCACTGCGCTCATAGTTCAGTGGTAGAATGCAACTCTTCCAAGGTTGTAACTCGGGTTCGATTCCCGATGTGCGCATTTCGGCTCTATAGTATAGAGGTTAGTACATGGGACTTTGAATCCCGTAGCCCCAGTTCGATTCTGGGTAGGGCCAAAACTTTAATTTAGAAACTTATGCTCTAGTAGCACAGTTGGATAGTGCACCCGATTTCTAATTGGGAGGTCGTGGGTTCGAGCCCCATCTGGAGTACTTTGGTCCCTTAGCTCAGTGGTTAGAGCACCTGGCTGTTAACCGGGGGGTCGTAGGTTCAATCCCTACAGGGACCGAACAGGAATAACTTTCGTGAATAAATCATTCCACGAAAGTGTTTTCTCGCTTTGAATATACATTTTTGCTATGCGGTTGAAAGAGTGAACATAGCAAAACGCCACAGTTCCGATGACAAAGGGATACCAGGGCTCCATTGTGTGCTCCAAACACTTTAAGGACACGTAAAAAACGAATTTGGTTAGTTAAAACCCATATTTAGTAAGCAAATGGACCCACCAAAGACGCGTCGTGAAACAAAGAAGGATCAGCGCGAAAAGGCTGTGGGCAAGAACGGGAAGTACAGCGCGAAGCACGTACGCCTAACGGAAATGCGGAAGGCGTAGAGTCTTCTTTTTTCCGCCCCGTAAATTTCTGCGACAGGTTTTTCCTTTATATTTCTTCTTTTCGCATCCGCCCTTGAACCCCATAACGTATCGCGAATAAGAATTGTAGGGGGGAATTTTAAAACCCATTCTTTTTGCTAGCGTTGCCAAAAGTCCGTACATCCACTTCATATACGCCTTGCGGTTTTCTAGGGCTGCGGGGTGTTTGGAAAGATATTCTTGAAATACCTGCCGATTCAAATCGTAAGGATAGACTTCGGACAATTGTTTCAAAAATACGCGCTGAACAGCCATTTGCTCGGGTTCGGGCTTATCGGGGTAGTTGGTGGCGATGGAGAAAAGAAAGTCGCGACCGGGCACTTCGGTCGGCACAAAGCTCTCGTATTTTTGCTTGACTTCTTCGAAGGAAGGATCGGGTCCAGGATCAATTACTTTCTTGTCAGTTTGAGATTGGGTTCTGAGTTTCTTGTTTACTTTGTTGTGGAGGTCATACAACCACTTTCCAGGGTCGCCACGCAAATGAAGTTCTTTTGTATAGTGCGCCGTGGATTCGCGGCAGAACCGGCAGGGCAAAATATCTTTGATGCTAAGCAGGAATTGCTCGGGGTGGGGTGATTTGAACGCGATAAGGTGGAGCAATTGCCACCCAGAAGGACCCCAGAATCTAGTGTCCATGACTAATTTTAAGCGTGAAAAAAGAATCTGCGTCCATTTGTAAAATGATGACCGGAGATGCCACGATCATGACCTTTGCGGTTGCTCTCTATATCGGCATGGCGCTAGCCCAGTTCTTCGGCTCCATCACCCACGACTTCGTGCTCCCGATCCTAGCAGGCATCTTCCCCGGCGCAGAGACTGTTGGTGAGAAGATCTATATTTCCGTGGGCTCGATAAAGATTAACATTGGTGCGGTTCTTGCGGCTTCGTTCAACCTGATGATCGCATACCTCGTGGTGTCTTTCACACTCCCCTACATCCGCATGTATGCCCCTGTCGGTGGGCGCAAGTAAATGTTTGAGTTAAATAAAGAGATGAGTTACTTCAGCAACTTATTTAGCTCGGCAACGGATCAGGCTAAAAAGGTGTATGGAACTGCGACCGAGGAAGTCGCAAAAGTTTACGGTCAAGCAAAGAAGAGCGTTGCGGAAGTTGCGCAAAAGGTGGCAAAGCCTATGCCTAAGCCCATGCTTCCCGGTGCGGCTCCCGAGCCTGCGGGAAAGACCACGACCGGCGGAAAGCGCCACCGCTCTCGCCGCCGCCACGCCAAAAAGCGCAAGACCCACCGGCGCCGTCGTGCCTAAAACTCTAGCTTGAAATTCGTCCAACCGCCCCGAGGATACTTCCCATAAACAGCCTCGATGCGCTTTTCCATGTCCGCGGGGGACAGCGTGCGCATGTCGTTCTCGTCCTTCCAAATTTTGAAGACGCGCTTGAGCTGCGCCTTCTCCACCTGGACAATTTCGTCTCCTTCGGCAAGATCGGAAATCTTGTCGTATACAAACTTCGCAATCCCGTCGTTGTCGCTGCGGTATTCCGAAGTATACTCCATAACCTTTGGTGGCGCCACGAGTTTGTGGAATCCCTTGCCCTCTTTCAGAAGGTGTACCAGGTAGCTCAGGAACGGCGTCGCCCACTCCTTTGAATTGACCTGGTTCTGCACTTTTTCGTCCAGCGGATACTCGTTCTTCTCCTGGGGTTTCACCACGAACTTCGAGATGAAGTTGATGACCACCAGGCGACGCCAAGTGCCGCCGTCCGTCGTATTGATTTTCGGTTTGTCATTGCATGCCAGGTGAAACTTCGCCTGGACGTCGAACTCCACGCCAGATTTGAACAGGTCGCGCGAGAACATCTTTTCGCACGAAGTGATTTCCTTCATGACACCAGTATTCAGCGCGATAGTCTCGTCTGGTTCCTGCATGGTTACGAAGCGCCGACCTTTGAGGCGAATAACTTCCGGCGCAGCACTACCAGAACTCTTGCGCTTCTGCGTAAAGAGTGAGATGGGGACCGTGCAAGCATAGTCGCCCAGCGCAGTAGAGGTCAAGTTCATGATCATCGACTTGCCGTTAGAACCCGAACCAGTCATGATGTGAAACTTTTGGGCGCTGTTTCCGCCCACCAGAGTCGTAGAAAGGTGCTTCACGAAGTAGTCGCGAACTTCGGGGTCTGGAAGAACCTGCTTGATGAAGTTGTCAACTGCCGACCAACTTTCGTATTCGTAGTATGGTTTCTCGGGGTCATAGTCAATGCCGGTGGAGAACGAGATGTAGTCCTCGGGCTTTCCGGCGCGAAAGGTCATGCTCGCAATATCAAATACGCCGTTGTTGAAAGCAATTAGGTTCTTGTTACAATCCACCTTTTTCGCAAACTCCTCGTCGAAGAAGAGTTCTCGGCACTCTCTCATTACGTTGGTTTTGAACGAGGTGGTCTTGAGGCGCGTATAAATCTTGTTGAGTCCCAAGCGCTTCTTCTCCTCCGAGCAATACTCGCACGAACCACAATCTGTCTTGGACTCTCCGCTACACGACGTAATTTTGCGATCGTTCATATCGTTTGCGATTTTGGTCATCTTATCGAAGAACATAGATGCGATGTCGCGCGACAACTGGAGTTGGAGATGGATGCCGTTATCAGTTTCCCGCCAGATGTGACCCGCCCAGCGATACCACACGTTCTTACCGAAGTCTGCGCAGATATAGTGGTCGCGGAACTTGGTGTAGATTAGGCACGCCATGTCGTTCTCGGTTCCCGAGCAAGCAATGTCCATGAGACGATCCAAGTTCGTCTTCTCAATCTCGAGGTAATTCTCTGGATAATCCTCGCGAGACCAGTAGAGCAGCGACTTCTCGCTGAGGCGCTCGCCGTCGTTGCGGTAGTTCAACGAGGTCCACTTGGAAATACACTCAGCCTCGTTATACTTTTCGTTATCTTGGGCGCTGAAGTCCAGGAAGACGTCCAGCAGGTCGGGGTGGATGTTGTGGAGGCAGAGCCCCACCTGAACCCACTTGCCGTAATCAGAATACCGAGACTCGCCCAGATTCATTACGTGGGACTTCAAGTACTCTTTCTTTTCGGCGCTCAGCGGCTTGATAATCACTCGGTGGGGTGAAGACTCGCGAGAGCCAGGCTTGTCAGAGCGCTCGGCGGGGCGACCACGCGCAGGAGTTACGGCGCGTCCGCCCGAAATCCGCACGTCCCTATTTTTAGGAAGATCCTTGTATTTTGTCTTCGCTGTTTCGGTCATTGGGGTCTCAACCGAATCATCGCGGCACAGCGAGAGCATCCGCATCAGTCCCGCATTTACTTGCGGAACTTCAGTGCTAATCTCGACTTCGCCCTCCGAATACTCCAGCACATACGAAACGAGGTAGGGTAGGGAATTAGGATCATTCTTGCGAGAGCCGTAAATCGTCCAAGGGACTGAGCGATTCGTGACTTGCTCGTCATACACCTTCTCCCACGTTTCTGTCAGTGGAAGTCCCTTGAAGTGCTCGTCCATCGTTGGAATAAGATTGCGGCGCACGCTCTGTTCCACATACTTGTGCGTGCAGATATCCGGAACCACAATGTGAATTCCGGACTTCATGCGGTTCTTCTTGGAGTCTAGCGTGGGCTTGCGCTTCTCCATAATATAAAGCTTGACCTTGTCGGGCACCTGGAGATACTGCGAAATCTCGCCCATATAAGCTTTGACGAACGAGCACACCTGCTCGCGCGTGTGCTGGTGGGTCGTGATCTCATTTCCAGGATAGATGAAGTCAAAGTCAATGCGCAGGGGTCCGATATCGGTGGGCTTTTCTGTCAGATACTGCTTCTCTTGGTCCAGAATGCTGTCTACGTATAGGTCATAGAAGCGGTTCAGATCGTCTTGGGGGATGAAGTACTTGCCGCCGGCGAGGGAAGTGTGGGTCCAGACCCCGTCGCCCTTGTGCGCCTCCAAGAACTCACGTAGATTGCCCTTTTGCGCCATCTGTGTTGATGCCCCCGACAATTTGTTGGCGAACCTTCCATTTTGAACGAGCGCAAAAATTGCCTTTCGGCTTTTGTTTTGTTACACCTCGTCCTCGTAGTCATAGTCTTCCTCATCAGAATGGAGTCCGAGAGAACGCTCAACGTCTGCCGGGTTCTCAAGGTTGTCCAGTCCCTGCTTCCAGCGACCCGAGTTCCAATTACGGGTAGCGGGCTTCTTGAATGTCAGGATCTTCATCGCGAGATTGTCGAGCCGAACGCGAGCAATAAACTTTGCGAACATCTCCTTGTCGGTCTCCCAGTCACGACCAGCTAGGCACATGCTGTACAGGATGTAGCCGGTGTACTTACCGACATTGTACTGTTGCTTCTTCTTGGCAGCCGTAGTTGGGCAGATCTCGTCTGCGCGAGCGTAGACGCTCACCAGCTTCGCCAGTCGGTCATTTGCCCGCACCATGTCAATTGGGTAGTCCCGCTTGAAGACACCCTCTCGCCCGAGAAGCTCGTAGCTTGTCGTGATAATGTCGATGTTGTTAAGTGCGACACCTGAAGCGATCGCTACCGCATTCTCGAGGTTCTTCTTCTTCGGGTCTGGCTTAGCCAGTGGGTTGCCCCATACTGCACAGCAGTCGGCATTCTCCATGATGCTCTTTGCGAGCTGAACTAGTGAACAGCTAGATGACGCATTGAAGCGCTGCCCATTCGTCAGAGGCGTTCCCTCCTGAATTGCCTGAAAGAGCTCAATGCGGCGCTCGAGCTTGACATCCTCCATGGTCGTGACCGTGAAGGGGTAGTTCTCGAAGCGCGACTTCTCCTCAGGAGTAAACTCGCTGAACAGACGCTCATTCCACTTGATGGTGTCATCGAGACCGCTGTGGAACTTCTTCACCGTCATGAAGCGCTGCTGACCATCCTCGATCCAGCGAACCACCTTTCCACCCACCACCTCCTCAAAGAGGATTAGGCTTAGGGTGGGCAGTCCATCCATGATGGTCTGAAAGAAGGCATCCGCTTGCTTGGGCTTCCAGATGTAAGGACGCTGGTGTTCTGGAATATCCAGCTTCGCGTCCTTGACCATGTCCGCAATTGTGCGCTGAGTCACCTGGAAAGGCATTTTGAATTAGTTATCTGATTTACAGATTGTTGGACCGATACAATCCATTTTTAAGAAGTAGAAAACGAATCCGCCTAAACATAAACCGAATAAAGCAACAATGAAGTTCTGTCCCGCCTGCCGCAACATGCTTTACGGGATTGACGAAGAGGTGGTGGATGGCGAGAAGACGGCTGTCCTCTCCTGCCGCAAGTGCGAATACAAGGAGCCCAGCAGTCGCGAAAGCCCCATGATTTACGAGCACGTTCTCCGCGAGGACAAGACTACTAAACTGGTAATGAACCCCTATCTGAAAAATGATCCAACTCTGGACCACTTGTCAAACATCGTGTGTCCGAACGCCGAGTGCCCGACCAAGACTAGCGGTGCCCAGCCCGACGTGGTGCCTGTAAAGATTAACGAGAAGCAGCTCGTGTGGATGTATCAGTGCGTGAACTGCGATACCACCTGGAAGCAGAACTCAGG